GGTAATCCAGGAGCGCAAGGAGCAACAGGTGATGCAGGAACTGGTGCGACTGCTGGCGGTGCTGGAAGCGCAGGTACTGCAGGCTCTGCTGGAACTCAAGGTGCTACTGGAGCAACAGGAACTGGTGCGACTGCTGGCGGTGCTGGAAGCGCAGGTACTGCAGGCTCTGCTGGAACTCAAGGTGCTACTGGTGATGCCGGAACTGGAGCGACAAATGGGGCTGCCGGAACTTCTAATCCTGGAAATGCCGGAAATGCTGGATCTATTGGCACAACAGGAAACGTTGCAGCTGTAAAAGTTCAACCATTCCAAGTAATTAGTGTCACAGTAGGAACCGGTTCTGCAAATGGAACCGTCACTGTTAATTGGTAATATAAATAATATTTTAATCGGAGGAAAAAATGCTTGTAGGTATAACTGACATTTATCTTTATACTGGTCTAACATCGACAGGAGGAAACAATTCTGCGTTAGCTAAACAGTGGATGGATGATAATAATATTGTATATACTCATCTTTGGTATATGGACTCTGCTCAACATGCAAGCGTATTCGAAGCACTGAATACATGGAATCTGGGAACATTTTCAGATTTTCCATTTGTAATCTATGACGAAATACACGATGATTCTGAGACTACAGTAAGACAAGCTTTGATCGGTTTAAGCGAAATTGAAAATAGCAATCTGGTAGAGCTATCTACTCTGTAGTATTACTATAAATGCAAAAGAATAAGTGTAGTTATTTTTTAATTTCTATATTACCAGAAATAGAAATGCGATGTTCGTCTGAAGTTTGAAACGGATATACCTGATGCTTGAGATAATTTGGAAACATAATAAGAGAACCTTCCCACGTCTTATCAATATCTAGTTGAGTCGTACTGATTCCGCCATCGAATGAATTATAAATGAATTGAAACTTTGATGCTACTTTATAGTTTGATTCTCTTACATTTGGCATATTTAATTCCTCTTCTAAATCATAAGGAATTGCAATCCATATCACCCATGAAATATCTTTATGGTGAAAGTGTATTGGATTATATTCGTGTTTCTTTTGAAAATTTACCCATGCATTCGAATCAATAATATAATCTTCATTTTCATGAAAATTAAATCTTCTTCTATATTCAAAAAAAACTTGTTCTAAACAATTTCTAAACTGTCCGTTAATAACGTATTCAAGTTCTGTTTCTAATTGCCCTGCTAAAAAGGCATTGTACTTTTTAGGTCTATTATCAACTTGCTTTTGCAAGTCTCGAGTCAAATCAGCAAAAATAGAAGCAGGAATCTTTGTTTTAAGAACTCCTGGATTGTAAAGCTTTATTTCTGAAAATTCTAAGTTCATAATTTCACCAATAATAATATTTTAGTTAATAGTAATTGTAGAGGTGTCTCTACATATGCTCATAGTACCTTCGCAACAGATACTCCAATCCTCACCGGTTTTAGCTCCATGGCTTGATACATTAATGATGATATTTTTGCATAGATACTCTTTGTCACCTTCGAATACTCTCCAGACATGATCGTTAGTACCACGATTGGGTCGACCTCTTGATTGATTGAATCGTATACGAAAGTTAGGCAATTTTAAACTCTGTTTGTAAAAACGTTTGGTTTCCTATTTTATTCCAGCCGCCATTTACCTGAAAAGCTAAATTTATATTCTTATTCAAAGCATACATAATTACCCAACTTAAAACTTCAGCTGACATAGGAGCACCGGCTTCGACTATCTCGAGATGAGATAAATTTGCATCCGGGTGAGTCCGCCATTGCATGATTGTATTTGATTCATTCGGCTTCAACCATGCGGGTATATTTTCATCATCTAGCCATGAGCAAGTAAAAGATTGGCATGGATCTTTTGGTCGATCTTCATATATTGTACAACCAGTTGAACACACAAAGTGACACTTTCTTCCTGGCCAAAAATTATAACCTTTCGCGCTTCCCGTAAGCCATCCATCACAACATTTTGTACATGTTCCACACTCTCGTGTCATATAATATCTGCGGTAGCTGGATATTCGGGTACTACAACATCTGGTCGGGTTGATATATTCATATGAATAAACTTAAAGGGTTTAGTCGAAGAATTACGAGTAAAACTATGAGCTAACCAAGAGTTGGCAAATATTAATTGTCCGGGTTCAGGAGTAAAGTTTATTCTGTCCGAGGCCATTGATATTGTTGTTAAATCTTGTTCGTATAGCGGTGTCATTGTTTTCATGGGTCGAGGATCGTGAATCACCAATCTAGGAGGATCCTTTGGGCATTCAAAGAAATAAAATGCAACAAGCTGACAATCGTTATGACTATGATATTCCATTGAAGAATACTTATGATGTTCTTGGCTCCAACATTCTCTTAGATATGTCTGCAGACCATTCATATTATAGCCTTGATCACTCAATAAATTCCAACTCGTGTTAAGAGTATATTGAATTAACTCCAGAAGTTCTTCTTCTGCAGAAACATCTGCATGAACAACAGGATATACTTCATTTATTTTGTTATTTTTACGCATAGCGCTCAACGACTTGTTGCATACGCTTCTTGCTGTTTCTAAAAAATTTGGTTTCATGATACTATATACAGGAGTGCTGAAATAGTGCCATTGGTCAAGTGTATCAGTCATAATATATTTCTACTACTATATTTATCTGAATGCTGGGCCAACTACCCAGATCACAATGCTTTTACGAATGCCTTTTTTGACTGGACTTACGCGATGTAATTGATAGGCCGGAAACGCTGCAACAAGCCCACGTTTTTTATCTACCACATCAGGAGTACTGCCGACTTTTATTTCTAAATTTCCGCCTTCGTAGTCTTTTGGATTTGATAGTTGTAAAACCATACTAAATTTTCTTGGAACATTGTCTAACGATGAATTATCAATGTGCCAATCATAGTGTGCTTTCTCTTCACCATTATATATGGTGTATTGAAAGTCTTCATGAAATCCGGTTAAATCAAATCCATAAAAAGTACTATTCAGTTTGCGAGCAATCCATGCCATTCTATCATAGAACCAGGAAGTTTCATCATTTAAACTAATCCATGCTGTTTGAGAAGATCTGATTGCGAGGTCTACTACACCGTCAGGTCCAACTACAGCAGGATTCGAAACTAAATTATCTAGACAATATTTATCTATTCTATCTAGTTCTTCTTCAGTAAAACCAGAATCCCATATTACGTATGAACTGGTTGTTGCTTCAATCGGAGGACCTGGAGCAAAGATATAACTCGACATTATTTCAGCAACTTTTTGTGAAGTTTATCCTTATAAAGGGATTCATGAACAAAATTTCGAACTGTTCTCATTAAATGAGTACTTTGGGTTTCATTTTTATTAAAAGATCTACTTCTATGTTTTGGAAGTAAGTCATCTTTTTTAATTGGAATGACTTGTACGAGTGGCGTTCCTGCAGGAATAATGCCAACAAAATTTGGTTGATTAAATGTAAATGGAAAATTCACATATTCTTGTTCGTAGTATGGATAATCGACAGTTCCAGAAAAACATGTGAATAGAGGATCTGGTCTATTTAATGGAGGAAGAAAAAGCAAAGAATATCCCGGAGGAGTTTTAAACATCCAATAATTCATAAACTTAATTGGCGGTTTCGGATCTATTGGATTTGGAGCTTTTTCTGAAGTAACTTGTTCTTTAATATGATTTTCAATCATAGGTCGATAAAAATTAGATTTATAAGTGATGCCAGAACAATTATGATTTGATGTAATCTGTACATCTGCTGCTAATGGGATAATATATCCCATTAGCATCGAATCTAAAAACGGCATACATCTTTTGATAGTTGAAGTTTTAAATCCTTGATCTCCGAGTTTTGGAGGAAGAGCTTTAAACCAGTCAGGAATATGTTTACTTGATGGGAATGGTGTTGGAATTACACCATAGTCTTCTTCAGCACATAAGAACTCAATTTCATTATTTTTAAAAACACTCTTAAACATCATCACCTCAATTTTGATTATTACCTCGCTTATAATATATATTATTGTTTTCTACCTCAATTATACATCGAGCAACTTCTTTTTCTCCACGAAGTATATGATCATCATGAAGATTCAATTTTTCACAATTATTTATCCAATCGCGCTGATGCTCTGGTAATTTATCAAAACACTTCATCACAAGTTTTAATCTTTGTTCATTCATTATCAAGTGACCGTCACCGCGGTGTTCGATACGGTAATACGTTTTTAATTCTAACGCTATTTGGTGTCATTTGATTCCCTATCCCACAGATTATCTATTTTTATTTATAATAATCATGACACCGGCACAACTGAATTTTAATTAAACCCACTTCGTTCCGTGCTTCGAACTATATTTTGTTTCAGGATCGTATACAGCGAAATCTTCATAACGAGGATCTCCAGGTTCGGCTCTCTTGCCGATGCTATACTCGCCGATATGATTGACGATGTTATGGCCTTCTTTAGTCTTGAGCTTACAAGTTTGCATGTTAAGTTGTTGCAATGATTTCGCGACAACATACTCGCTCAAGTTCTTTTCTCCTACTGATTCGGCATGTGGAAGATCTACAATTACTCGAGGAAATATACTCGCCAAACTCCAGAAATATGCCTCAGAAAGCTCGCCTCGATATTTCCCGAGTGTCACGTCGGTTTCATAAGCCTGTGTTTCTTCTTCAAAGTCATACCACTTTTGGCGTGTTAAACATACCTGAGAAATATTCATGTTATCTTGAAGAATCTGAATCATATCGAGTATCTTAATTGGATGATTGAATGTGACGTCGTCCTCTGACAGATACACATAATCATAATTTCGTTCTCTCAGGATTTCGAAGGTTCGATTCCATATGTATGGCAAACCCATATTTTGCTGATGCAAGAAGATCTCAGTAAAGCCAAAATTCTTGGCTAACTGAAACATCGTGCCATCATGACGACCTTTTGGCATATCATCGAAAAAGATGCCTTCGACTTCACATCCTTCAAAATCTAACATCGCCCGCTGAGATTTCAATGTAGGAATCAAATACTCGAGTCGATTCGTCGACCATATCACTTTACAAACTTTCATCGCACATACTCCGTATCAAAGAAGAACGTCTGGAAAAGACGACCATCATATAAGTCTTTACCAAAATAATCTAAACTGGCATGGAAAAGATCACCGCTATAAAGAATCAATCGATTGTATTTGTTGCCTACGATATCGACTTTATCCCACTTAGTGTAATCATATGCCTCGTGTTCGTTTTTTGGAGCTCGGTACTCTCCAGTTTCCTTGTGTCGAAACATTCCTGTGCCAGCAGTATGCGGTGCATCTGGTGACAAGTAACATACGCCAGCCCACATACTCGTATGATCGCAATGAATCCACGTTCTATCTAAAGCGGTAGCGTATTGAAAAGCTCCGGTATAACCCGAATCTTCGTGCCAATTGTTAATCTTTCCAATTGGATTCATCCAATGTTGAATACAATCCTTGACGTCTTGCGTCATGAATGAAGGAGTTCGTTTTCCTGGATAGTTACCCGTAACGCTAAAGTCTTGAGTTAAAGCAAAGGCTCTGACTGCGTCGGGATTGGTATAAAAGTTATCAATAATCATTAAGTCAAGATTCATTGTATATCTACCTTTTCACTGCTTTCATTACAGTATTTATGTTGTTATAAATACTAAGTTAGAAAAGAATTTCCTTATAAAAGACATAAAGTCATTCTAACACATTTCTCTGTTGTTGTACACCAAAAAGTGATACAATAAGCATATTATAAATAGAAATAAACGAGGAATACGATGGCAACTCCTACTACAAAAGCAACATTTAAAGAGTATTGCCTTCGGAAGCTCGGCAAACCAGTCATTGAAATTAATGTCGATGATGATCAAGTCGATGATCGTATCGACGAAGCGATTCGTTACTGGTATGACTATCACTTTGATGGTTCAGAAAAAATATACTATAAGCATGCTATCACAGAGACTGATGTCACAAACAAGTATATTACTCTTCCAGAAAATATCATCGGCGCAGTCAGCATCTTCTCGATGGGAGATCCTTCGATAAGCTCTGACGATCTTTTCAATATTCGTTATCAGATAGCTTTGAATGATATTTATACTCTCACAAACGTATCTCTTGTTCCATACTATATGGTCATGGAACATCTTGCGCTTATGACAGAACTTTTAGTCGGTAAACAACCGATTCGCTATTCTCGCCATAAAGATCGATTGCATGTTGATATGGATTGGAACACAGTTGCCGTCGGCTCATTCTTACTCGTAGAAGCTTACGAAGTCGTCGATCCAGAAACTTATACGGATGCATATAACGATCGTTGGCTTCAAAACTATGCCACGACTTTGATTAAAGAACAGTGGGGTTCGAATCTTACGAAGTTTACTGGTATGACTTTACCCGGTGGAGTACAGTTTAATGGAGAGAAAATCTATAATGATGCGGTAGATGCAAGAACTAAGATGGAACAAGAAATGATTTCATCTTATTCCCTTCCGGTTCTTGATATGATAGGTTAACTCTGTGACAACCAATTTCTATTTCAACAACTTTACGAATAGTCAAGAGCAGATCTTAATTGAAGATCTGGTTCTCGAGTCTATTCAAATTTATGGGCATGATGTGTTCTACTGTCCTCGTACACTCGTTGAAAAAGACGAAGTTTACGAAGAAGATGCATTATCACAGTACAACAGTTCTTACTTAATTGACATGTATATTCGTAGCTATGAGAGTTATGAAGGTGACGGACAATTCTTGTCGAAGTTTGGTCTTGAAATCAGAGATCAGGTTACATTTACCGTGTCCGTTCGTAACTTTATGAATGAGATTGGCTCAGTAGAAATGATCGATCGTCCTCAAGAAGGCGATCTCATTTATCTTGCCATGGCAGATCGTTTGATGTATGTCAAATACGTCAATAAAACTCCTGTCTTCTATCAGATGGGCGCTATTCAGATGTATGATCTCGTTTGCGAGATGTTTGAATATAGCAGTGAGCAGTTAAATACTGGCATTCAGGCAATTGATAGTATTGAGAAATTAAGTAGTCTCAGCCTCGATGCCTTTGGAATCTTGACGAATGACGATTTACTTCTGGTTACTCAAGAAGGAAATCCAATTATACAAGGCAGCTATGATTTTGGTACACAAGCCGGAGATGCATTCGAAGATAATATGGAGTTTGAAACAGGTGGCGACAGTATTCTTGACTGGACACAAGTCGATCCGTTTAGTGAAGGACAAGTTTGAAATACACACTTTTATAAATACTCTTAAAGGAGTATTATATGGAAAAGTACGGGATTGTTTATATTTGGAGAGATAGTAAACACAAAAGATATTATATTGGTGCGCATTGGGGCACAGAAAATGATGGTTATATTTGCAGTTCTCCTTGGATGAAACGAGCTTATAAGTTAAGGCCTAATGATTTTAAGAGAAGAATATTAACTAGAGTATATACAAATAAACAAGAAATGTTTGATGAAGAAGCCAAATGGCAAAACTTTATTAAAGATGAAGAATTGCGGATAAGATATTATAATATAAGAAGACATGGAGATAAACACTGGTCATCAAATCCTAATACTTCCTTAACAGTAAAAGAAAAAATATCTAAAGCTAATAAAGGAAAGCCATCGCCTAATAAAGGTAAAAATCTTTCTGAACAAACAAAAGAAAAAATAAGTAATAATACTAAACGTGGCATGGCCAAAATGGATAAAAGTTACCGTTGGGATAAAGACTATAGAAAAAAGATAAGTATTAATGGTAAACGCCTTCAAAAAGAAGGCAAAATAGGAATGTTAGGTAAAGTGCATTCTAACAAAACAAAAGAAAAAATGAGTGTATCTCAATCAGGATCAAATAATCCAATGTATAATAAACCCCATGATGAAGAAGCAAAAAGAAAGATTTCTGAAACATCAAAATTGATGTGGGCTAAACGTCGCATGGAGAAGTTGTAATGTTTGGAAGAACATGGAATCACGACAGTTTAAGAAAATACATCATCGTATTTGGCACTGTCTTTAACGACATCTATATCAATCGCCTCAGCTCGACCGGAGAAGTACTTCAGACTCTGAAAGTTCCTTTGACTTACGGTCCAAAAGACAAAATACTTTCGAGACTTGAACAAAGTCCGAGACTCGATAATCAAGTTGGCATTATTCTTCCTCGTATTTCTTTTGAAATGACGACTTTAGAATATGATTCTACTCGTAAACTAAATACACTCAATAAGTTGACGAAGCAATCTGCGACCGCGGGCACTGATGACGAAGTCAAGTATCAGTATCAACCTGTTCCATATGACATGCAATTTGAGATGAATATCTTAGTGAAGAATGCAGAAGATGGCACACGAATCGTAGAACAGATCGTTCCTTACTTCACTCCTGACTTTACAGTGAGTGTAAATCTTGTTCCTGAAGTCGACAGCGCTCGCGACATTCCTATTATTTTAAATAGCATCTCTTCTCAAGATCAATACGAAGGCAGCTTTGAGCAAAGAAGAGCGCTGATATGGACACTTAATTTTACTCTAAAGGGCTATCTATATGGTCCTACAAAGAAATCAAAACTGATTAAATATGCTGAAACAACGTTCAGGCTTCCTGAAGATGTAGCCACAGGAAACACTGATAATACCGCAAATACGATAGTCGTGGCTTCGAGACCCGGACTTACGGCGAACGGAGAACCTACTACCAACACCGCTTTAAGTATTTCATATGAAGATATTATAAGTACAGATAACTATAGTATTATCAATACAATTACTGAGAATATCTAATGAGCAATGAACTTGATAAATTTTTAAACATCGCTGCAGGTGAAACTCTTCCGGCTGTGATTGAAAAGAAAATTACTACACAAGCAAATGCAGACTTTGAGTTTGCTCGCGAGAATATGATGGAAGTCATTAATAAAGGGCAAGAAGCTCTCTTCGAACTGATGGATGTGGCGAAACAAAGCCAACACCCAAGAGCATATGAAGTGCTTGCTGGAATGATGAACACCATGGTTGGAGCGAGTAAAGATCTTCTCGATTTACAAGTCAAAAAGAAAAAACTGATGGAAGATGATCCAACTGCTACCGCCCAACAAGTGACAAACAATCTTTTTGTCGGTTCAACTGCCGAGTTACAGAAATATCTAAAGCAACATAAAGATGGCGAGTGAAAATTACTTAGGTAATCCTCGATTAAAAAGAGCCGACACAAAGGTCGAGTATACTCCAGAGCAGGTTGCCGAGTATATCAAGTGCTCTGAGGATCCGATCTACTTTATCTTAACTTATTGTAAGATTGTCAATATCGATAAGGGTCTGATCATGTTCCCGCTCTGGGAATTTCAGAAAGAAATGATCCTCGCCTTCGAAGAGAATCGCTTCGTCATCTGTAAGATGCCACGTCAGGTTGGTAAGACGACGACTGTTGCGGCATATCTATTATGGAAGATCGTATTCAACGAAGAATACTCGATCGCTATTCTGGCCAACAAAGACAGACAAGCGCGAGAAATCCTTGGTCGTATTCAGTTAATGTTCGAGCATCTTCCGAAGTGGCTTCAGATGGGTGTGACCGAATGGAATAAAGGTAACATTAAGCTCGAGAATGGATCTGAAATCCTTGCTTCTGCTACTTCATCTTCTGCGATTCGTGGTACTTCTCAGAACATGGTATACCTCGACGAGTTTGCCTTCGTTCCGACCAATATTCAAGACGAGTTCTTTGCTTCGGTCTATCCTACCATTTCATCTGGTCAAAGTTCGAAGGTTCTGATTACTTCGACTCCGAACGGTATGAACATGTTCTATCGTATTTGGACAGAGTCTGAAGAAGGTCGTAATGCATATGCTCGAGTCGACGTTCACTGGTCACAGATTCCAGGCCGCGATCAAGCCTGGAGAGAACAGACGATCAGTAATACGTCTGAAGATCAGTTCAGACAAGAATACGAGTGCGAGTTTCTTGGTTCTTCGAACACTCTGATTCATCCTACCAAACTTCGTAATATGGTTTATAAACAACCGATTGCTCAAGCAGACGGTGGACTCAAGATCTATGAAGAACCAGAGAAAGATACAATTTATGCGATTGTAGTTGATACTGCTCGAGGAGCTGGAGCCGACTATTCTGCTTTTATTGTCGTGAATGTATCAACGATGCCATATCGACAAGTGGCCGCATTTCGAAACAATCTAATATCTCCATTGATATATCCAAACATTATCTATGGTGCCGCAGTCAAATATAATGATGCTCTTGTTCTTGTGGAAACAAATGATATTGGACAACAAGTCGCAGATATTTTGCACTATGATCTTGAATATGACGGAGTTTTGGTGACTGCCAATAACGGCAGAACAGGACAAAGTTTATCAGGTGGTTTTGCTACCACTACACATTACGGAGTCAAAACATCAAAACAAGTCAAGAGAATTGGTTGTGCCACACTCAAGACTCTCGTCGAGGCTGACAAGTTCTTAATCTATGATTATGATACCATCTATGAGTTAAGTCGTTTCTCACTCAAGAATACCTTAAAAGGAAATCAGTCTTACGAAGCTGAAGATGGTAACGATGATATGGCCATGTGTTGTGTTCTCTTTGCCTGGTTGACTACACAGCCATATCTGAAAGAGATTACAAATATTGATATTCGTATGCAAATTTATGAGCAGAATGAAAAGATGCTCGAACAACAAATGCTACCGTTTGGATTAATGAGTACAGGCGATGACGCCCATGACGAAGAAGTCAACGAGTCATTGTTTGATGGTGGACCGAAAAATGATTTTTGGGTGGCGCAAAAGCGCGGGTTTTTTGAAGGAAATTTTTGATATGAAATTAAATATACAATTGCCTCAAATACCCTAATTTATTGAAGTTATAAATAAAGTAAATGCAACTTACATGACTAACCTTTAAAGGGAGATAACAATGGCGTTTCAAGTCAGCCCAGGAATCAATGTTTCCGAAATTGATCTTACAACTACTGTTCCAGCACTTGCGACTACGGTCGGAGGTTTTGGTGGAGTATTTCGTTGGGGACCAGTCGGAAAGTTCGTTCTTGTAGATTCAGAAAATACACTCGCAAACCGCTTCGGTAAACCGACATCGGATAACTACGAAACGTTTTATACAGCAGCTAACTTCCTTTCTTATGGAAATGCTCTGTATGTTTCGCGTGCCGCTGCGACGACAGGGTTTGCAAATACTTTAACTTTTACTCTCGACTCAGACACTTCGCTTGCTTCGAACGGCGCAGCGCTCGGTCTTACAGTCGGTGATCTTGTACAAGGCGATGGCATTCCCGATGATACCTTCGTCACAGTTGCAAACACCACAGCTATCGCTCTTTCGAAAGCAGCTACTACAAGTTCTTCTACACTCCTTTCATTCTTTGCTAATAGTCGCGTTTTATCTGCTTATGCTGGTAACACAGCGACAGTCGTGGCATCGAACGTCGTAGTAAGAAACTCTGAAGAATTCGAAAATAAAGGTGCAGCAAATGCAACTTTCGCTGGAACAGAGTTTGTAGCTCGTTATCCCGGTTCGCTCGGCAATTCTCTCAAAGTTTCGATGTGCGACAGTGCAACTCAGTTTACTGAATCAGTTACATTCGAAACTAATACTACTTACGGCTCAACAACTGCAAATACATATGCTCTTGCAGATCTTACAAGTGCTACGATGTCGATCACCGTAGGCAGTAACACTGCTAACGTCGTGTTTGTATGGTCGGGAGACGATTTCGCAGATCGCGTAGCAGCTGCTACGACAGCACGAACAGTTGGATCGAATGGCGTATCAGCTAACTTTATCTCTTTGGCAACTGCAAATACACTCTTTACGAATAATGACGCAGTATGGTATGCAAAGGGAGCTTCTTCGACTGCGAATAGCATTCAAGGTCTATCAGAAGGTACATCGTACTTTATTAGCGCAGCTAATACTACTGGGTTTTCTCTGTCGCTTTCTTCTGGAGGATCTGCAGTTGCTATTTCGAATGGCGCAGCTAACTCAGACGTATACTTCACGAAGCAAACAGCGACCGATCTTGGTCTTACGCTCGCTCAAGCACGTCTCGCAGTCACAGCAGTAAAAGATAAGATTTCTGTAGGCGATTACATCGAAGTTGGTAATACAACGGTTGGCAAGCAGAATATGAGAGTCGTTTCAGAAGGTGCACAAGCCGATGATGGTACAAATATCTTCTTCAACATCGTTTTCGATTCGACTTGGAACAAGTCGACCAACTTTAGCGGTACTTCACTGAAACGCCAGTGGGAATACTTCAACGTTGTAGAATCTGCCCCCGGCGTATCTTCATCAATGACAAATGCAGGTCGTACTATTACTGATGAAGTTTCAGTTGTTATAGTTGACGAAGACGGTCTGATCAGCGGGACACCTGGTCAAGTTCTTGAAATCTACCAAAACCTTTCACGTGCAACAGATGCCAAGAAAGATGACGGTACAACGAACTATTATAAGACTGCAATCAACGACTTCTCACGTTGGGTTTGGGCTACAAACGATCGCGACGGTGCAGCTTCTAACACGCTGTCAACAGTTGCTAACTCTACTAACGCGACAACTTATACGAAGTCATTCGTTCGCGGTGCAGATGGTGCTACAGAAAGTACAGTTTCGATGGCAGCTCTTGGTTCTGCCTATGATCTCTTTGCAGACGCAAGCACAGTCGATGTTTCTCTACTTCTTCAAGGGAAGGCAATCGGAACGAACGACGTTCAGCTAGCTAACTATCTGATCGATAACATTGCAGAAGTTCGCAAGGATTGTGTAGTGTTCGTTTCTCCTGCATACTCTGACGTTGTAGGTATTAACGTAGAAAACGAACAAGCACAGAACGTTGTAGACTTTAGAAATCTTTTGCATAGTACTTCATATGCATTCCTCGATTCTGGTTACAAATATCAGTATGACAAGTATGCGGACGTATATCGTTACATTCCTTTGAACGGCGATATTGCTGGTCTTACAGCTCGCAGTGATAGCCTCAGAGATCCTTGGTTCTCTCCTGCTGGATTTACTCGCGGTCAAATCAAAAACCTTGTCAAGCTAGCATTTAGCCCAGGAAAAACTGAAAGAGATCTTCTGTATAAGAACGATGTCAATCCAATTGTCACTTTCCCTGGTCAAGGTACAATACTTTTCGGAGATAAGACTCTCCTTGGTCGTACTAGCGCATTCGATCGTATTAACGTACGTCGCTTGTTCATCGTTCTTGAGAAGGCCATTGCCACAGCTTCAAACTCTACTCTGTTTGAATTCAATGACGAATTCACAAGATCACAGTTTGTGAACTTAGTTGAGCCATTCCTTCGCGACGTACAAGGTCGTCGTGGAATCGTTGACTTCCGTGTGGTTTGCGACGAGACGAATAACACTGCTGAAGTAATCGACACCAACCGCTTTGTTGGAGACATCTACATCAAGCCTGCTAAGTCGATCAACTTCATCCAGCTAAACTTCGTCGCTGTCAGATCTGGTGTCGAATTCACTGAAATCGCTGGCCAGTTCTAATAAATAAAATAAACCTAGGAGGAAAGTAAATGGCTTTTAATATCACTGAAATGAGAAGCCAACTAGCTTTTGGCGGTGCAAGACAAAACCTGTTCCAAGTGGATATTTTTAATCCTGCGAACAACTCAGGGGATGCAAAAACAAGATTCATGTGTCAGGCAGCTCAGCTGCCTGGCTCTGATCTTGGAGTCATTCCGGTGTTTTACTTCGGTCGTCAAATGAAGTTAGCTGGTGATAGAACATTCGCCGAATGGACAGTTACGATTATTAACGATGAAGACTTCTTGATTCGTAATGCCATGGAAGAATGGTCAAATAGAATCAATCGTCTACAACGTAACGTCAGAGAAATTGGTCCTGGATATAAGTCACAGGCCACAGTCACTCAGTTTGGGAAAGATGGCACGAAGATCCGCACTTATGATTTTAACGGAATCTTCCCAAGCAATATCAGTCCAATCGAACTTGATTGGTCTACAACCGATCAAATCGAACTGTTCCAGGTAACGTTCCAATATGACTATTGGTCAGTTGGTCGTACTGGAACGACAGGTCAAGCCGGCGGTGATTAATAAGTAAGGGGTAGTCATTACCCTTTACTTTTTTTGTTATTTAAATTGGAGAACCCATGGCCGAGTTATTTGGTTTTGAAATTAAAAGAAAGCAAGAAGAAAAAGCGCTTCTATCATTTGCCCCAAAACAGGATGATGATGGAGCGCTTGTTCTTGCAGAAGGTGGCGCTTACGGTCAATATGTTGATATGGAAGGTTCTATTCGAACCGAATCAGAACTTGTTTCGACATATAGAGAAATGGCTCAACATCCTGACATTGAGTTGGCAGTCGATGACATTATCAACGAAGCAGTTGTTATTGATCCAAAGAAAGAAGTTGTATCTTTAAACCTTGACGATTTAGAACAGCCAGACAAAGTCAAGAAACTTATTCTCGATGAGTTTAAAACTGTACTCGAACTTCTTGAATTTAATCAACACGCCTATGAGATCTTTCGGAAATGGTATGTCGACGGCAGAATATTCTATCACTTGATGATCGATGAGAAGAAGCCGAGAGAAGGAATTCAAGAACTACGTTATGTAGATCCTCGCAAGCTTCGTAAAGTCAAGACTCAGAAGAAAAGAAAAATTGCCAAAGATTCAAACGTCATTGTTCCGATGGCCGGCGAAGAGTTTTATATCTACAATGAAAACGGCTTTGGTAAAACTCCGAGTCAGCCGAATTATCAAGATCCTACTACACAAGGTATTAAGATCGCAGTCGACTCGATTGTCAACGTATCTTCTGGCCTTGTCAATGTCAAAGGTGACATGGTTCTTGGTTATCTGCAAAAGGCGATTAAGCCACTCAATCAGTTGAAGGCGATGGAAGACTCATTGGTCATCTATCGTATCTCACGTGCCCCAGAACGCCGTATCTTTTATATCGATGTCGGCAACCTACCGAAAATGAAAGCTGAGCAATATCTTCGTGATATTATGACTCGCTTTAAGAATAAGATTGTGTATGATGCTGGTACCGGAGAAATCCGTGACGATCGGAAACATATGACCATGCTCGAAGATTTCTGGTTACCTCGTCGTGAAGGTGGTAAGGGTACAGAAATTACTACTCTTCCAGGTGGACAAAACCTTGGACAGATCGACGACATTGTTTACTTTCAACGTAAGCTTTATAAAGCTCTGAACGTTCCGATCTCTCGTCTTGATCCTGAACAAGCTTTCAACTTTGGCCGAGCCACTGAAGTGACTCGTGACGAAGTCAAGTTTGCAAAATTTATTACACGTCTTCGTACTCGATTCTCAGAAATTTTTAGTAAGATTCTTGAGAAACAATTGATTCTGAAAGGTATCATTACCTCAGAAGATTGGGCCGAATTTAAATCTAACTTTAAGTATGAATACTCTGAAGATAATCATTTCGCCGAGTTAAAGAACACAGAAATTCTTCGCGATCGTATCTCAATGTTACGTGATATCGATGACTATGCAGGCAAGTATTACTCACATGAATGGATTCGTCGTAACGTTCTTTATCAGACAGAAGAAGATATGGAAGAGATCGACAAGCAGATTATCGAAGAAATGGATAATCCGCAGTATGCTCCACCAGAAATGGGGCCAAGTGGAGAACAGTTACCACCTGAAGATGCAGGCACTGAACCTACTCAAGATCAAACTCCTCCGACCATCGGTAAATCGAAGGCTACTTCTATTCCGAAAGTACCAGATTTAGTAGGAAAATAAATACATTATAAATAGTAAAAAGCTTTTTGGAGAATTTATATGGACATTGACGAACTGATTGGAGCAACCGTAGATCAACAGCCGACACGGTTTGCAAACGCATTCGACGCAATTATGCGCCAAAAAATTAACGCGAGATTAGAAGACGAAAGCGTTGCATATGCTCAGCAGATGTTCGCTTCAGACGAACCCGAAGACGATGACAATTTCGCAAACGAAGATGATTTGGATTTTGATATCGATGACGAAGAGTTCGAAGATGAGTTCGAAGACGAAGAATTTGATATAGAAGATCTCGATCTAGAAGATCTTGACCTAGAAGACTTAGACACAGAGGAAGATGACGATGGCGAAGACGCTTAAAGATTTCTTAAATGAAAGACAGCTTGGGCCGATGGTCGTCAAAAATCCTGACGAACAGAAGTTCATCGACAAACATGTAGTTGCGAAGACTGCTGATCGCAACGGCAATGACGATGAACTCTTTAAGGGTTCGAAGGTCAAGATGGCCGATCGTCCAAAGCACCGTAAGGGTTACAATCCTGGCGAAGACGAAGAAGTATACGAAGCACTGAAAGGTGCTCAGCACAAGATCGATGCCAACAAGAATGGCAAGGTCGATGCTCATGACTTCCACCTTCTTCGTAAGAAGAAAAAAGTTGCAGAAGCAATAGAAGAACTTGAAGAGCTAGATACAGCAACTCTTAAGAGCTATAGAACAAAAGCTCGTGCTCAAGGCAATGCTATCGTCGATAGGATGAAGATAGGTGGTGGGGACTGGTCAAAGGATCAAAAGAATACTAAGACTCTTCGTAAGAGATCAGCCGGTGCAAACATGTCTGGTAAGCAACTTGTAAAGCGCGGCGAAAGCTTGAAGACTGAAGAAGCTGATGATCCTGCTTTAAAATTTAAATTACACATGGCTAAGAAAAGACAAGAAATGCAGAAAAAAAGTCTGCTAGCCAAAGAAGAAGCCGAGCAGATTGATGAGCTTTCAAAGAAGACTCTGGGTTCATACGTCAAGAAGGCAGGTGTAAACAGAACACACATTGCTAGTAAACAAAAAAGTGTAGATGATGCAATGACAGGTGTTAGTGCCGCTATGCGTTATGTTAGTGACACCGATAACTTAGACAAATCAAGAAAACAGTTGAAGAAGGTTTCTAATCGTTTAGATAATAAAGACTTTAATAGACAACAAGGTATCAGTAAAGCTATTGATCGTCTGACTAAAGAAGAAGCCGAAGGACTAGACGAACTTTCGCGTGGTACTGTACAGCGCTACTCAATGAAGGCAAAGTCAATTGCTGATAATGAAGGCGGTAAGGATCGATCGAAGGGACGCGAGCTTGCTGGACGTAAGAATTGGGGAGGTTCTGTGAACGGTGTTAAACCAGCTCGTGTTCCTTCTACTAATGAAGAAGCCGAAGGACTAGACGAACTGTCTAACGCTACTTTGGGTTCATATGAGCGTAAATCTGGATCAGATAGAAATAGAGATGCTGGCAACCAGATGGCCAAGCGCAAACTATTAGGCACAAACAAAGTCAAGGTTGCTTCAACCGAGATGAATAAGAATCGTCCAAAGTTTGAAGAAGTCGAACAAGTCAAAGAAAAGCTCGACATGAAGAAAGCTTCGATGGGAACCGTAATCAAGGATTTCCAAAAGTCTGATGCTCCTCAGTTTATGGGTAAGTCACAGAAGAAACGCCAAGTCATGGCGATCGCTGCTAAACTTTCAGCACGCGATGGCAAACCACTCAATAAAGAAGAGCGTCTGCTTATTAAGCTCGCTGATCTTGCAGAAACACATCAAAGAACGATGATATCGGTCTTTGAAAAACTCAACGAAGATAACCAATATGCATTTATGCAAGTCTGCGACACCGCAGACGGCATCGAGCAAATGTTAGACTTCTCAATCAGTTACAGAGGTGAATAATGGCCGTTACGATTACATCAAATAAGAAAAATACATCAGCTGTTATTCACGTCTCTGCTGCCAACACCACGATTAAAGTGGCAGGCAATAGTATCACAACTAACGTAGATGCAACTGCTACATGTCTTGCACTCGGTAACGAAGTACTTACTGGCGCTTATATTACTCAAGTATTTTGGGGACTTGATGTGAACGGTACTGCTATTATTAAGCGTGGCACAACACCAGTTGCTGTGTTCGCTGCTGCTGGATATGTTGACTATGCCGGTTCAGGTATGGCTCTCACTGTCGGTCAAACTGCCAATCTTACTATCGAGTTCGTAGGTACTGCGAATGGCTACGTCTTACTTGAAGTACAAAAAGCTGGTACTCTTCCAACAGAATATCTCGGATAAGGTAAGAACATGAAGCTAATCACAGAAGTTGTTGAAGATCTCAAATGTATCACAGAAGCTCGTGAAGACGGGAAGAAGAACGTATACATTGAAGGTATCTTCTTGCAAGGAGGCATTAAGAACCGCAACGGTCGTATGTATCCTGTCGAAACTCTTGAAAAAGAAGTCAATCGTTACGACGAGTCTTACATTCAGAAAGGCAGAGCTCTTGGCGAATTAGGTCATCCTGATGGTCCGTCGATTAACCTCGATCGTGTATCTCATATGATCACTTCTTTAAAGAGAGAAGGCACCAATTTCGTAGGTCGCGCTAAGTTGATGGATACTCCAATGGGTAACATCGCCAAAGGTCTTATTGGAGAAGGCGTAAAGCTCGGTGTTTCATCCAGAGGTATGGGTTCGTTGAAGCTAAATAAAGAAGGTATCAACGAAGTTCAAGACGATTTCTATTTGGCCACAGCTGCAGATATCGTAGCCGATCCATCTGCTCCAGATGCATTTGTAAATGGCATTATGGAAGGCGTAGAATGGGTTTGGCAAGATGATCTGTTAGTTGCAAAGAAAAATGCACAGAAGATGTTAGAGCAAACTGTGCAAAATATTGAAGGCGCATCTTTTTCGAAACAGCTCGATGCTAAAAAGTTTGAAATTTTTGAGAACTTCCTCAATAAAATTTCTAAAATCTAACTTAGAATAAATAAATAAAATCTACAAGGAGTCAAAAATGTCAAATAAAGATACGAGTGAAATCGTTCAAGACGGTATCGATGAATCTGCTGGTTCGGAAACATTGAAGCCGAATCCAACACGCGCAGAGATGTTAGCTACTTTTAGTTCGCTTCTTGCACAATTGAAGGGCGAAGATCTTTCGCACTTCTTTAACGATTCAATCAAGCAATATAGTGCTGATGGTGTTCCTTCAGCGACTGCTCCTGGTGGAGCTCCTGGTATGGGCAAAATGCCGATGCCTACGCTGAATGCAGTAAAGGA